TTACAAGAGCTATGTGGAAATGTCTGCCAGCAACACGAAAGATTAAAGGCAGAGCTTATCAGAGCCCGTGAAGCAGGTATACAGCTAATTATTCTTTGCGAGCATGGGCCAGATATCAAGAGTGTAGGTGACGTGTATTTCTGGGAGAATCCAAGAAAGCACAAAGCTATCTGGAAGACAGTAAACGGTAAAAAGGTTAAGACTGTAATATCGGACAAGGCTGTTGATGGTTGCCAGTTGTACAAATCTCTATGTACGATCAGAGATAAATACGGCGTCCGATTTGAATTCTGTACAAAAGAAGAGACCGGACGGCGAATCGTGGAGTTGCTGTCATGACAAAAGATGAAATCAAGCAATCAGTGAAAATGTCTGATATTCTTTCCAGGTATGGACTAAAACCAAATAGAGCTGGTTTTATATGTTGCCCTTTTCACAAGGAAAAATCAGCGTCCTGCAAAATCTACGATGATTCTTTTTATTGTTTCGGTTGCGGAATTGGCGGTGATGTGTTTGATTTCGTGATGCAATATGAATCCGTTCCTTTTAGCACTGCATTTATTGAGCTGGGCGGTACTTATGTATCAAAAAAAGGTAAAAGCCGCAACCAGATTAGACATGAAGTGCGAGATATCAAATCAAAAAAATATAATCCCGCTCAGGATCCTAATGAACTTGAACATGTAGAAAAGAACATACTTATGTACGAAACAGCGCTAAAAACCTTCCCTCCTGGTTCAGAAGAGTGGTATATGTGCCAGTTCAACCTTGAAAAAGAAAGAAGCAGATATGAAATATTGTCAGCTAAGGCAGGAGGTGAGAAGCATTCTTGAAAATATTGAAAATTTGCAAGCAAATGATTTTATGCAGAAGCAACTGTATGAAGAACTTTTTTCAATAAAAAGTAAAATCGACCGTTCGGAAGCTAAATTTAAGTTAATGGACAGGGCGAAGAGTGTAAGAGCAAAAAGCATAGCCGAGGAATTCATAAAAGAATTTCAAAAAGCAGAGCAGGAAAAGGAAAAAGAAGAAAAATTAAATCGTTCTATGCAGTTAGTTGAAAATATCACAAACTTTTATGAGGATGATATTGGAAAAGAATATCCAAACATGGCTTGTGGCAGCTGGATAGCTACAGAAAACGGAATATTTTCTTCTGAAACATCCAAGGCGAGAGAACTTGTATGCCACCATCCAATCATGCCGATACGTCGACTGAAAAATATTGAAACAGGCGAAGAACAGATCACAGTGGCTTTCAAAAGAGATGGATACTGGACAGAAATAACTGTTCCAAAAATCGACATTGTGACTTCCAGGGCGATAACTAATCTTGCAAGGTTCGGGGTGCAGGTCAATTCAGAGAACGCAAGACTCCTTGTAAAATATCTGGCGGACGTTGAAATGTACAATGCCGATATGATCGACATACAGCACTCTACGAGCAAGTTAGGGTGGCATGGCAATGTATTTGTACCTTACGACCTTTCAATTGTTTTTGATGGCGAATACCGCTTTAAAACACTATTCCAGAGTATACAGGAAAGTGGAGACTACTTCAAGTGGGTGACTCTGGCTAAACAGTTACGATCGTACGGGCGATTAGAACCACGAATAGCACTGGCAGCATCTTTTGCAAGTGTGCTTGTACAACCGCTTGATGCATTGCCATTCATTGTAGACTTCTACGGACAGACAGGCGGCGGAAAGACAGTAACGATCAACATAGCTGCATCTATCTGGGGAAACCCGTCGCCAGGATCCTACGTTGGGAATTTCCGGTCAACAGATACGTCATTGGAGACAAGGGCAGACATGCTTAATAACTTTCCGATGATCCTCGATGACTCTAAGAACGCTTCTCAATATATTCGGGATAACTACGAAACATTGATTTACAATCTCTGTTCCGGTAAAGGGAAAGGAAGATCAAATAAGGACCTCGGAGCAGCTAAGGAGAATACATGGAGTAATGTAACCATTTGCAACGGCGAGAATCCTATTTCAGAATTTGCAGATTCCGGTGGAGCAATCAATAGAATTGTTGAAATTGAGTGTTGCGAGGATATTTACGAGAATCCGGCAGAGATTAACAGCACTGTAATGAAAAATTATGGTTTTGCTGGAAGAGTATTTGTTGGAAATCTTAAAAAATTTACACCGGATGAGTTAAAAGAAATGAAGTCTGAGATTGAAAAGGGCTTTGATGGATATAATTTTCCGGCAAAACAGGTCATGGCTATATCCACGCTCCTACTGGCTGACAAATTAGCTACAGATTTCATATTTAAGGATGGACGTGAGCTGACAGTCGAGGATGTTGTGGACATACCTACACGCAAGAAAGACGTATCGGAAGGACAGAGATGCTATGAGTTTATCATCGAAAGTCTTTCTGTGTACGGGCAGCACTTTGATGCGCAATTCAGTTGCGATCAGTGGGGATTTAAGGAAACACCAGATGAGTATGGAGATGTATATGTATATTTTTATCCGAAACCTCTTGAAAATCTCCTAAGGAACAACGGATTCTCCAGAAAAGCCTTTTCAGCATGGGCGATTAATCGAGAATTAATTAAGCATACAGGGAAGAGGGATACGGTAATAAAAAGAGATGGGGGAAGCGTAATGAGACTTGTTGCTGTAAAGATTATTGATATAAAAGATCTTGAAGACGAACAAGAAAATGAGCATGTTGAAGCTGATTTTATACCTGCCAATACTGGAACAAGTGTTCCGTTTTCGTGATTTGTAACCATGTAACCAATGTAACCCGCGGAAAAGCATGTGTATAGGGGATAAAAAAATATATAAAAAAATCATATATACATTGCAATCTCCTATAGGAAAACATTGGTTACATTGGTTACATGGTTACATACCTCTGAAACCCGCATAAAATAAGGGTTTGAAGTGTAACCAAGGTAGTTGAAAGGTTGGTTACACGTTGGTTACAAAAATAAAATGATTACACAAATTAAAAAATAAAATTAAATTGTATGAAAATTCAGATTGTTACAATTGGTTACTAAGGCATAAGGAGTGGTTACAAAAATGGAAAAAGAGAAGCTTAATAAAAAACAGCGGTACGCATTGGACACAATGTTGTCTGGCAGTAATGTTTTCCTTACTGGAGATGCAGGAACAGGTAAAACAACGGTTATCCAAACGTTTATTAATGAAGCAGAGAAAGTTGGTAAAAGCGTTCTGGTATCTGCTACTACCGGAATAGCTGCGGACAATATCGGATACGGAGCGACTACCGTACACAGAGCATTAAATATCTCAATCAAATTTGAGGATTACAAGAAAAAAGTGAAATCCAGAGCTGAACTGTTGAAGGAAGCGGATATTCTTATTATTGACGAGATCAGCATGTGCCGGTTCGATCTGTTCAATATGATTGCGAAGACGATCATCACAGAAAATGAAGAAAGAGCTGTTGGAAGGCTTTTGAGCGGAGAGGATAAAGAAGACGTTCAACTGATCGTAATTGGGGATTTTTACCAGCTTCCACCGGTTATCACAACAGATGACCGTAAAATTCTCTGCCGGATGTATGGATCTGATTATGGAAAGGGTGGAAAGTACGAACACGGATATGCTTTCATGTCTGAATACTGGAAAGAAATGGGGTTTGAATATATCAAGCTTGATGAAGTATGCAGGCAGAATGACGAAGGGTTTAAGTACGTACTGAATGATATTAAATACGGTACCAATATCCGTAAATCGATTGCTTATCTGGAGAACAATGAAGCAGATAAAGTTATACCGGAAGCACCATTCCTGGTTGGAACAAATGCTGAAGCTGATCGGATTAATAATACTTTTCTCGGAAAACTGGATAAAAAGACCGAAAAAGTGTTTCATGCAGCAGTTGACGGAGAATTAACGTCTGCTGATATTAAGAACATTGCATTTGCCAGAGAGGACTTAATTCTTAACATCGGTGCAAAAGTGATGATTACAGTCAATGATCTGTCTGGAAACTACGTCAATGGAACGATTGGCATCATTCAGAAAATTGTGGAAAACGGAGAATTTGAAGAATCTTATCTGGTTATCAAGACTGATAAGGGCAAAACAGTTAACTTGTACAGATACAGTAAAGACATTGAGAAACAGGTTATTGAGGAATCTGAACAAGAAAAGGATGGTCAGAAGATCGTGAAAGAGAAGATTGTCCGTAAGAAAGTTGGATCATTCTCTCAGTTCCCGGTAAAACTTGCCTGGGCAATCAGTATTCATAAATCACAGGGACAGACATTTGAAAAGATTAATATTGATCCTTGTTGTTGGGATCCTGGGCAGTTCTATGTAGCTGTTTCCCGGGCGAAATCCGCTAATGGCATACATTTTATCAGACCGATAAAACAGAGCTATATAAAGGCGTTTAGCAAAGATAACGAGCGACTTCTTGAACAGAGTTTTGAGGTAGAAGAAGGTGTATAAGTATGAGAGTGACGCATGAGCAGATACCGAACACCATAAAGTTTTTACAAATCGACTTTCCGGCACTGGTCCTTCAGACCGCCGGAATAGAAGAAAAGGACGAATACTGGCAGCAGGTAGTTGAGCAGATACACGTTGTATCAGACAAATATAATAAAAACGGCTTTGTGGATCACATGCTTACAGCCTATGCGGATTATCTAGACAAGATGCATAAGAAAGCTAAAAATCTGAACAAGGAGAAAACCAATGAACAAAATGAAGGAGTATGAGCAAGGAAGAGAGGATGGTCTTGGTTTGGCGCTCAGAATCGTTAGAGATGGCGGTATAGAAGCGCTTGAGAGGGAAATAAAATTCCGGGGCATTACAGGAGTACATACCTCTTTAGCCAGTAAGGACCTGGATAAAGCAGCGCAGAAGATTAAAGAAATGGCACTTGATACATTTACAATCCTTGGAATTGCCGTTTTGCATGATGATTTCGGATTTGGACAGAAACGCTGCCAGAAGTTTATGGACGGCATGGACAGGGGGGCTGATTATCTGATGGATGATATGGCAACCTGGGAGGATTACAGAAGATCAATCAAAGAGGAGCTGAATCTTGATTTGAGATTCCGTATTAACGGTTAGAGGTGAAATAAATGGACATGAACAAAAGCGAATTTATCCGTTGTGCTGAATTGAGCAATTACGGAACAAGGAAGGAAGCAGAGGAATACGCAACAGCTAATCCAAAAGAAAATTATGATATCAATGATTTTATTGAATTATATCATAACAACCAGAAGGAGTATCGGAATGGATATCATAAAGGGTTGCATGAAGCTTATGGAGTAAATGGGCGTACAACAGCTATGAGAAATGGAATAAAGGGTAATAGCAGCGGATCACAAGATTGGGGGTAATAGCCATGGGAAAATACAATACAGAGCGTAAACACAAAGAGGGACAGGAGATGTATAAAGCGGTATATCACTTTATACTGAAATATTACCGCAAACACCACTATATGCCGTCTACAAGAAATATTGCAGATGGATTAGACATTTCAATGGCTACTGCCAGAAAACACTTTAATTTGCTCTTAGACAACGGATTGCTCGTTAGTGAGGATCCGACAGAGCAGAGGGCGTATAGATTGAGTTATTCAAAGGTGGAGAGAGAATAAAGTGAAAAAAACACCAGGACGTAGACGTAAGATTTGACGAGATGAATAAGAATCTGGTTAAGAAGATGGGAGTTTAAGATCATGGAGGACTGCACAATAGCGTGCCAGTTGCTTACATGGAGAAAGTGAGGATGGAAAATGGATAAATTAAAACCGTGTCCGTTTTGCGGGAAAGAGATAGATACAAACAAAGATATGTATATCCCGCAAATAGATTGGAAGCCATCTTTTTACGACCCTTACAGTGGAGGTCATCCGATAAGTATTTACTGCGAATGCGGATTAGATTTTTGTCCGGGCACATGGGATTATAGAGAATTCGTTGAAGCATGGAATAAAAGAGCGAACGATAAGGAGGACGCAAAATGAGAAGTTATACAATAAATCTTCCAAGAGGATTGGAAGTGGATATTTTCAATTTGCCAGAGAATTTTGATGAAGAAATCAATCGTGTATTTGGAGAATATACGCAGGAGACATCTAAAGATTATAGAGATTGCGACAGATTAGGATTCATTGATTGCTGTGTGAGACATATCAATGGAAATAAAGACAGTTACGATGTGGTAGACGAAAAAGTAGAAGACTACATTACTTCTCAATGGAGAGAATATGGACATCTCGACAATAAAGATGATGTGTACAGCGCTGATTTCATGGCAGACTGTTATGCGGATGGCGTGCGGAATGCAGTATTATGTTCACATTTTGGAACTGACGATCATCACATTTACGACCAGATTCAGAAAGTTTTGGTGCAGGTAATTACAATTGTAATGAACTATGAAGATAAGGAGGACGCAAAATGAAATTCAAAAGTAATGCCAATTTTAACAAAGAACCTAAAACTGGAAGTATTTTTACATTGGAAGATAATTCTTTAGGAATCAGTATCCACAAATATGTCGGATGCGGAGATGCACTATTTCTCAATAGCAAGGCACTGAACATTGACAACTACGATCTTGGGACAGAGGATTTTAAGGAAGCTGTCAGCAAAACGAAAGAAGTTGTCATGCGTGAAGTTAAGAAAATCAGAGAAGATGCTTACAGATTCTATTCAGATAATAACATTGAATTTGATAGATATTAAGGAGGACGCAAAATGTTAATCAGAAGTCAGGATAAAAGCCGATTGATCAGTCTTAACAATACACGAGAGCTGCGACTCTGGGAATGTGCACAAGGGTTTAATATAACGGATTGCGTGTGCCCAATTGGTCATTATTCCACCAGAGAAAAAGCCATGAAAGTACTGGACATGATTCAGGAAGCCTATGGAGATTCGGAATACACAAAATATGTAATTCCAGAAGTATGTAGGATATTAAGCATGAAGCCAAAAACAGAAGAAAACAAAGCACATGCAGGAGAACTTGGAGAAATGCTCAAAAAAGGAATGACGTTCCAGATGCCAGAGGATAGTGAGGTAGAAGCATGAAGTACAGAAAGAAACCAGTTGTTATTGATGCAGTACAGTGGACTGGTACAAATCATCGAGAAATGTTCGATTTCCTGACGGACTATCAGTGTACGGACCAGTACATGTCGGCAGAAGGTAAGAATTTCTATATTGACCATTGGAAGGTTCCGGGTGGATTGGTTATTAAGACACTTGAGGGCGAACATCTGGCAAACATTGGTGATTATATCATACGCGCCGTTCACGGTGAATTTTATCCGTGTAAGCCAGATATATTCAGAGAAACTTACGAGGAGGCGGAAGAATGAGCCATATCAAAGACAGATTAAAGCAGTACAAGGATAAATATTCGGACTGCTACAAATACGCTGGGGTATATGTCAAAGTTATTCAAGATATGATCGAGCAGCTTCAAGACGATATAGAACAGGACGAGAAAGAAAATGGTTGGATTCCTGTTAGTGAGAGATTACCGGAAGACGAAAGAGAGTGTCTTGTAACGCTTGAAAAAGTCTATGGAACACCTGAAAAACTTTATGGAATTGCGAGTTATTTAAAATTTGATGATGCCGGATACTGGAATGAAAATAAATATGGGTATCTTGAATGGGATAAATATTCAGATGGGCATGGAGGAACAAAGATGTATAAAGTTATTGCCTGGATGCCACTTCCGGAACCATACAAGGAGGACGAGCCATGATTACATTCTTATTAGGATTCACCCTTGGAACCATATTTGGAGTGGTCGGTCTTGTATGCGTGGCGATCATGTACGGCAAGCATCATCCAGCCGAATAGAAAGGAGAATGGTATGCTGACAAGGAACAAGAAGCTGAAAGACTACGGTATTCCGGCAGAGGACATTGAAAAACTGAATACGATGCTGAAAGACTTTCCAGCGGAGTACGGAAGCCTGCTTTCCGGTGCCGCCTTGTCAGCTTGCCCGAAGAACACGGTGATAGCGGATATGGTTATAGAGAATATCCTACACCGGAAAAGTTACAGGAAAATCAGCAAAGAAAGATATATCCCGATGAACCCGAAAGACTTTTACGGGTACAGGCGCAAGACCGTCGCTGTACTGTATGAGAGGATGCGGTTGTTGGGAGTGTGGGAGGAATAAGAGGGCAAAATGGAAAAATGTTTGTTTAGCAGCAATTCCGATCAATGGGCTACACCTAAATATATTTTCGATGAATTAAATAAAGAGTTTGATTTCACACTAGACCCATGTGCGGACGCAAAAAACCATAAATGCGAGAAATTTTTTACTAAAAATGAAAATGGTCTTGCACAGGATTGGGGAGGGATGCGAGTGTTTTGCAACCCGCCCTACGGAAGAGAAATATATCAATGGGTTGAAAAGAGCTATCAGGAAGGACATAAAGAGAATACGCTCGTTGTTTTACTGGTTCCGGCAAGGACAGATACGAAATGGTTTCAAGATTTTGTATATCACAGATCGGAAATTAGATTTTTGAAAGGAAGGTTAAAATTCGGAGGCAGCAAGAATAGTGCACCGTTTCCGTCAATGATAGTAATTTTTAGAGGACCTAAAATGTAAGCACAGGGAGGAATCAGATGAGTAGACTGATAGATGCAGACGAATTAATTAAATACATCAAAATTTGGGAAATTGGAACAAGTGTTAGTTCTGGCCAGAAGGAGTTTATTGATTGTGTTAATAAACAGCCAACGGCATTTGATGTGGATAAGGTTGTTCAGCAATTAGAAAAACGGAGTACATTAGCAAAACCTGTGGGATGGACAAAATCTTATGAAATCGTAATTTTGAATGATGCTGTGGAGATTGTGAAAGGCGGTGGAGTTGAATGAGCAAATCAGTATTAGTAATAGATACACCATAAGATTGCGAATCATGTGTTTTACACGGTGGAATATTCCATTCTTTTTGTAAAATAAATTGTAGATATATCGAAGGCTTAAGCTCAAAGCCAGATTGGTGCCCGCTTATGGACTTGCCGAAAAAAGATAATGGAGATTATCCAGCCAATACGTCTGATGCTGGCTTTGCGGAGGGCTGGAATCAGTGTATTGATGAGATTACAGGAGGAAATTATGATGATTGATTTAACAGGAAAAAACGTATTTGTAAGAACGCGGGAAGAATATTTGAGTGTTCTGAAAATAGCAAGGTTTCAGGGATTCACATGGGCGAGAGAAAACCATTTAAACCCTATCGTAATTCCGTTTCCAAACATATTGAATTTTTACGACAATAAGAACGTTGCTTACAACTATTCTGAAAAGACATTGCTTGAAGCATCCAAAATCGTCGAAGATGAAGAAAAAATCAAGGATGCAGTAAAACTTGTCAGAACATTTGCTAAAAACCCAGACAGAATAGCATTGACGGACTCATTTATCAAGTCCTTGAAGTTACTTGCAGATGCTGTGGAAAGTCAGATGGAAGAGGCGAAGTAGATGAGTAAGAAAGTAAAGTGTTGCGAATGTGATTCTTTTATGGGCTGGGCTTTGCCAAGTGGTGTAGATAAAGACAATTACGAATATGCGAAAAGAGTTTTGGAGTTAGCATCTACTACAGGAATATGTGAATACACCATGAAAACCAAGACAAGATCGCATGAGCAGTATTGCAGAAAATTTAAAAAAGACAAGTTTTTAGAACAACATAACGATTTTTTTTAAAGACGGAATTTTAAAACTTGAAAACATGATTAAGGAATATGAAGAAGAAAATTTTGTAGAAGTAGACGAATCGTGGAAAATTCTATTTATGAAAAGATTTCAAGAGGTGAAGTAGATGGAGAGATTAACAGAAAGATACAAAGATCCTATTGCGAACACAGTTTTAATCAAGGAATGTGGGGATAAACTTTGCAAAAATATTTGTGACGATATTGAATATGATTGTAGCAAATGTGGATTAGAGAAAGCTCTTGAAAAACTTGCTGATTATGAAGACCTGGAAGAACAGGGCTTGCTTGTGAGATTGCCAGTTGCGACAGGAACTAATGTGTATGTAGTAGGATCATTTCTTGATTGTATTTATGATTATGAACATTGTGAAGCTACTCAAAAATGGAAATGTGAAGAATATGTTCAATGCGAGTATGAAAAGAAGAAATATTATGTAAAAGAAATTAAGTTTACTTCAATTATGAAGAATTCTATAGGAAAATCTATTTTCCTCACTCGTGAAGAAGCTGAGAAGAAGTTGGAGGAGATGAAAGCTAATGATTAAAGTACTGAATACCATTAATACTAGACTGATTCCTATATCGGTTTTACAGGATGTAAAAAGTAGAATCTCTGATTGGCTTGCATCCGGCGGGAAAGAAACCGATCCTTACATTCAGCAACAAATTGATTATCTGAAAGCTGTTGAAAAAGCAACATTGGATGAGAAAAATATCGTATAAGTGGAATTGGAGGAGATGAAGAATGGCAAGTAAAACTATCAAAGCAATGGGTGTTAGTCCTATTACAAATACAATCTACTATGGAAATGTAAACGAAGAAAAAGGTTTATGGGTAGGTGAAAAAAAAGACGTAACCGATATGGCAATCGCCTCTGTATTTGAATGGTTCATGAATCAAATGGATGGAAAAGAAGAGTTTGAGATCTCGTATCCAAATGTTTCAGAGTTTAAGTTGAAGATGGTAAGAGAGGAAATAAAAAAGAATGATTGATAGTTTAATAACATTTACATTTGGAATAATATTCGGATCATTTGGCACTATTTTCTTGGTTGCACATTTTGGTGGCAAGCGTAAATAGAAATAAAAAGGAGTGATGATATGCGGACCAGGCAAAAGTCACTTGTTGATTTTGGCGTATATCCAGAAGATATTAACCGTTTAAAGGATATATGTCAAAAAGCTACACCAGAGCAGAGACATGATATTTTGCACTGCTGCATAAGCTCTTGCCCTCCAGGGATTGAACTTCTGGTGTATGAATCTATTGTAACAAACAAATCCTATGACCGTATCATGAAGACAAAATACATACCGGCAAAGCGAGATGATTTCTATGCATACAAGCGCAAGGCAATGGCTATGTTTTATGATACTTTAAGAAAACTAAGAGAAATATAATACTACAATTAATATTAAAATGTGGGGACAAATTTTTCTGCCATGTATGGTAATATAGTATATATCTATGACTATATGCCATATGTGGCAGTTTTTTGTTTGGAGGTGAGAACGTGGGAATGCCAATGGGAAAACCACCCATGTATAAAACGGTGGATGAAATTGAAAAAAAAATCGAAAAATATTTTGAGTATTGTAAAGGATATCCTTTAACTGATAGCAAAGGCAAACAAATGTTTAATAAATTCGGGTCTCCCGTTTTTGTAGACGTTCACCCTCCGACCGTTACAGGACTTGCTCTGGCCCTTGGATTTACAAGCAGACAGGCTCTTTTAAACTATCAAGCAAAACCAGAGTTTGTTGACACGATTACGCGCGCGAAAGCCAGAGTAGAACAGTATGCAGAAGAACGACTGTTTGATCGTGATGGTTCCAATGGTGCTCAGTTTAGTCTTAGAAACAACTTCAAGGGTTGGGACGCTGACAAGAAAAATGATGATTTCGGAGACGGAAAGATTACGATTGTGAACAATATTCCAAGACCGGAGAAACAGGATGGAAAGTAACGCTATCAAACTGAATGAGATTGTGGCACCAGCATTTTACAATGTGTTTTGGGATATTTTAGATGGTAAACACACTTACTATGATCTGTACGGTGGACGTGGATCCACAAAATCATCTTTTGTAGGCGGCATGATTCCGTTTCAGATGATGCAGGATGCAGAGAATGGCTTAATGTCAAATGCTGTAATCTTTCGGAAAGTCGGTAATACGCTCAGAGAATCCGTGTATGAACAGATCGCATGGGGAATTGATGCGCTTGGAGCAAGTGATTTATGGGCTGACAGTTTAAGTCCTATGCAATATGTGTATAAGCCAACAGGACAAAAGATCATATTCAGAGGACTGGATAAAGCTAAGAAAACAAAGTCCATAAAAGTAAAAAAAGGATATTTCAAGTACCTTTGGTTTGAGGAGCTTGATGAGTTTGCCGGAATTGAAGAAATCCGTACAGTTCAACAGTCTGTACTTCGTGGTGGAAGCAAATTTGAAGTATTTAAGACATTTAATCCACCGATCAGCCGGAGCAACTGGGCGAACGTGTATGTGGAGGAACCGAGAGTTGACAGCTACAGACACAAGAGCGATTATAGATCAGTTCCTGTTGAATGGCTTGGTCAGCAATTTATTGATGATGCAGAGCATCTGAAGAAAACAAATCAGAGAGCTTACGACCATGAATATCTCGGTCTTCCTGTTGGACTTGGAACAAATATTTTCGAACTGTTAGAAATTCGAAAAATTACAGATGAAGAGATTCAGAGCTTTCAAAGTATCTACCAGGGACAGGACTGGGGGTGGTATCCAGATCCTAAAGCATTTCTCCGTGTAGCTTATGTTCCTAATCAGGAAAAAGTTTTTTTATTAGACGAACTTGGAGGCTCCAAGATAAGAAACAAGGAAATGGCTAACCAGATAAAGAAAAAAGGATATGATGATTATTCAATATCTTGCGGAGTTGATGAAGAAGAAAGTATTATTGACTTCCGAGATGCAGGGCTTCCAGCACGTAGGGCCATTGTTACACCGGGAAGCCGCAAATATACTTTTGAGTGGTTACAGTGCCGAACATTAGTCATTGATCCGGCACGAACGCCTAGAGCATACAAGGAAATTATCAATTATGAACATGAAGTAGATAGCAATGGAGAAGTGATTGCAGATTATCCAGATGGAAACGATCACTGGATAGATTCTCTCAGATACGCAACCAGTCCATTGTCCATGAGAAGGGGGCACAGTGCATAATGTGTAAATTTTGTGATAATTTAGCTTCCTGCAAAGAATACTATGATAATCCAGAATGTAAGAAGAACAAATATATATACGGCTGTATGTTGTACATGTACATGAAAGACCGAAAAGGAAGCATTACTTCCAGACCGTTTGATCTTAATTATTGTCCGACGTGTGGAAAGAAGATTGCGACAGGTGACTAAATGGGACTTATAACAACGCTAAAAAGGTGGTTTAACATGATATTCAAAAAACAAGCCGAAGAGGACTTTAATATCCAGGCAGCAGAATTTCCAGAGATGGAATCACTGATCAACCGGTGTGCGAACATTTACAGGGGCGTACCGGAATGGCTAGATGATAAGAATAACATCAAGACGATTAATTTTGCTAAATCTGTGTGTTCTGAGACTGCCAGACTTGCAACACTGGCGATTGGCATTCAGATAGATGGTTCTGCAAGGGCAACATGGTTACAGGAGCAGATTGACAAGGTATACTTCCAGATTCGGCACTGGGTAGAATACGGATGCGCTTACGGAACGGTATTCATTAAGCCGAACGGAGAGAGCCTCGACGTATTTACTCCGGCAGATGTGATGATCGTGGACTATGATAATCAGGAAATTAAGGGAATCATATTCAAGGATTCTTATACTGTTGGACGGAAATACTATACACGGCTTGAATATCATAGATTTGTTGAGACTACCGTGGATGGCGTGACGACCTATCCGTACTACGTTTCTAATAGAGCCTATGTGTCAAAATCCCCTCAGTCAATCGGCGATAAGATTGACCTTAAACAGACCAAATGGGCTGACCTTATGGCAGATACGCCGCCGATTCTCAAGGCAAACGATGAGAAACTGGATGGACCATTGTACGGAGTACTGCGGACACCGCAGGCTAACAATGTGGATATTAGCACGCCACTGGGACTTCCGATATTTGCGGAAGCTATAGAAGAATTAAAAGACCTGGACATTGCATACAGCCGAAATGCAAAAGAAATCCTTGATTCTAAGCGGACTGTTCTGGCAGATGACAGATTGTTGATGCCGAGTGGTTCACCTGTCTCCGCTATGACACCGCAGACCATGGAGCACAGATGCAAAGAAATGAGCTTGCCGGATTATGTGAAAAATGTATTCGGACAGGATGAAAAAGAGTTTTACCAGGAAATAAATCCGATACTCAACACAGATATCCGTATAGTTGGCATAAATGCCCTTTTAAGCCAGATAGGATATAAAATTGGATTCTCCAATGGATATTTTGTTTTTAACGAAAAAACTGGTATGATGACGGCTACGCAGGTAGAAGCAGACGACCGACGGACAATTCAGTATATCAAGGACGTTCGGGATAAGCTAGAATGTTGCTTGAATGACACTATATACGCCTTAAATACATTTGCAGATTTGTATGGCATCGCACCAGATTCTAACTGGATTTATGACGAAAAGAAAAAGAAATACGTCCAGTATATAGTTAATTATGATTTTGGCGATTTTACATATAACAGAGAAGAAGACAGGATAGCATGGTACAGTTATGTAAATTCCGGACATGTAACATTTTGGCGTTATTTAGTGAAGTTTTATGGATATACCGAAGAGGAAGCAAAAAAAATTTCACAAGAAGCCAAAGAGGAAAACAAAGCAAGCGGATTATTTGGGGATGAATAGCCTATGAAGATTAATAATCATGTTGGAAATGTACATATCAAATTTGATACAAAGCGGATCGATAGCAATTTGAAAGAAGCACAAACGAAACTGAATATGCAGATTGTAGCGGACTGCGAGCCTTATGTACCTTTTCAGCAAGGAGCATTGAGAAGTAGCGTAAGATATCCGCAGGGAATTGATGGCGGAGAGATTGAATACAATACTCCTTACGCTCATTATCTGTACGCGGGAGAAGTATATGGTCCGAACATTCCACTCAAGGATGCACAGGGCAATATTATCGGATGGACATCTCCGCCTAAAAAATCACCCACAGGGAGAAGATTACAATATCACACACCAGGAACGTCCGATCACTGGTTTGAGCGTGCTAAGCAGGAACATCTATCTGATTGGGTGCAGCTTGTAAAAGAAACGGCAGGTGGTAAATAATGCTTCCTCCAGAGTATTTCCACGGAAAAGAAAAAAAGATCCTTTCGATTTATCAGGAACTGGAAGATTTCATTATGACGGATATTTCCCGGCGCATTCTACAGACTGGCGGTATGACTGCCACAGCTGATCGGCTTATCTGGAAACTCACGCAAATGGGAGAAAGCAGAGCTGCCATTGAACAGAAATTGCAGAAGCTTACAAAAATGACACAGACAGAGCTTAGACGAATCCTGCAAAATGCCGTGATGACTTCCTGGGATAATGATAAGGAGATCCTTTTAGGGATTGACGAGAATATAAATCCACCGCTGGAGAATCCAGAAGTGGTAGCGGTGATGGATGCAGAGTTTAAAAAGACATTGGGAGAGCTTAGTAACCTGAGTAGGACAACCATAAATCAATCTCAGCGTGATTTGATTAATCTGCTGGATAAAGCCGATATTCGTGTTGCTTCCGGTGTGCAATCCTACACCTCTGCAATTTGTGATGTGCTGGACAATTATGCCAAAAAAGGAATTATGGTGGATTATCCAACAAGCGGTGCAAAAAGAACTCTTGAAGCAGCTGTGAGGTGCTGCGTGGTAACGTCAATGAACCAGACAGCGGCGCAGATCACTAATCAGTATATTGTGCAAGCGAAGACAAATTATGTCCTTGTATCAGCCCATCTGGGAGCTAGAACAGCACAGAAAGGACAGCCGCCTTGCGGAGATCATTCGTCCTGGCAGGGAAAAGCTTATTCGATAGTTGGATCGGAACCGGGATATCCTAATCTTTTGGAAAACACTGGATATGATATAAGCCCGAAAACCGGACAGGGAACAGTTGTGGATCCGCACGGACTGCATGGGTGGAATTGCAAGCATAGTCACCAGCCATGGGCAAAAGGATTACGGAATCCATGGGCGGACGAACACAAGATTGATTCTGAAGAGAATAAGAAGATCTACGAAGATACCCAGAAGCAGCGAGCTATGGAGCGCTCTATTAGAGCAACTAAACGCCAGCTGATAATGAAAAACGAAGAAATCAACTCAGACGATATACCAGACTCTGAAAAAGAAAAACTAAGATCGGAATATGATCGAATGGTTTTTAAGCTGACTAAACAGAATAAGGAGTATAATAAATTCTGCGAGGAAAACAATCTTGCAGCACAATATTACCGCAACAAGGTAGCAGATTTTGGATATAAGCAGCAGTCCAGGGCAAATGCAGGGGCAAAAATATTTATGAGAGCGAAGCGAGGTAGATATGGAAAGATGGGTATATTTTAATCCGAATCCAGCCGGGAATCGTGTAGGTGACTGTGCTGTCCGGGCAATATGCAAGGCAACCGGTTTCGACTGGGAAACAGTATTCGCCGGATTAATGGTGCAAGCGTGTTCTCTATCAGATATGCCAAGTGCAAATTATGTCTGGGGTGCATATCTGTATAAGCATGGATACAGACGCAAACTGATTGAACAATCAGAACGATATATCTATACAGTCAATGATTTCTGCACAGACCATCCGACAGGTACGTATATCCTCTGCATAGATGGACATGTGGTAGCAGTACAGAACGGAAAATATTATGATACATGGGATAGTGGTAATGAGATCCCGGTATATTACTGGGAAAAGGAGTAGCTGAATGAGCATATCAGAATTTGTACAAATATTCCTTTCAATCTGCGGAGGGGTATCCATTGTCGGAGGGGCAACAGCTGTAATCTTTAAATGGATTACACCGGCATTTCGACTTAATAAACGAGTAGAGACGCTGGAAGAACATGATAAGCGAGATTACGAGAGTCTTCAGAGGATTGCGGAACGTGATTCATTGATTCTGGAAGTGTTATCAACCATGCTGGATAGTCAGATCAGTGGGAATAATGTGGAAGAATTAAAAAAAACAAAACAGAAGCTTACAAATTATCTTGCACAGAATCAGCGTTAGCATTAGTAAGGGGTATGCTCATGAAATTATATGTGTTCACTAAGAAAGATATAGACAGGTTTTTGACAGAGTGTAATTTCACGCCGGACGAAGAAAGACTGTTCCGGCTGAGATGCCAGGAACATACTCTTGAATATTGCGCTGAACAGATGAATGTGAGCATGTCCACGGCGAAACGATTAAGCCGGAGAGTAAATAATAAAATAATTAAAGTGTGTTAAAAATATGGAGAGGATATTTCTACCCTCTCCCCATTTTTTAACAAAAATCTTCTTTTACAACCCTTTCAAGTAGCTTTATCACATATTCTGGTGGAGTTCTTCTCTCTGCCTCCCAGTCCTCTATGGTCCTTTTGGGTATTTCGTACTTATCAGAAAAAACCTTCTGACTCAATCCGGTAAGTGATCTCAATTCTTTTATTGTCATCATACTCTCCTTAGTCTAAAACTTTTAAATACTGTCTGTGACCGTCCATGTTGTTGTCCAGAGCATAAAAACAAGGCTTTTCGTTCCCTTGGAGCACTTCGTTAATGCTGTAACTCCATCCCCAGGGAGCCGTTACCATCAGTTCGCCTGTATTGTTTTCGTACGATTCCCATTCTTCTGGAATTTCTACTGTCATTTCATCCCAGCACGTTGCTGTGCTGTGCGGCGCTCCGTATGTATATACGTTCCTTTTTTCAGCAGCTAAAACGCCATAGTTGCAATAAATTTTAATTTTCATGCTATATTCCTCCTTTATTATAAAACGCGATATCTTACGATATCTTCAACTTTCTCAGGACTTCCATACCAGTATTTTTCGTCTGGATTCCATTTAAGTCCAAATTCTTTTAAAGTTTTTCTGCAATAAAAAGTATTTCCAGAAACAACTCCGTCACCAAGATTAAAAAGAACTTCGCATCCGTCAAGGCAAGCGTTGAAATATTTGCCAAGTTTTGCAAGCTTGAGATCTTCTTTGGCTTTTTCCCATGCTCTTTTAAGTGCTACAGAAATAGTACATTTACACTGCCTTACGATACTCCATGCGTTTTTCATGATTTCTGACTTGTTATACTTCATAGTGCTTACCTCCTAAATGATTTCTTATTTCCTCTTTCTGATATTATAATACCACGCAATGCGTGATAAGTCAATACTTTTTTGACACTTTTTTGAACTTTTTAGATTGATATGTCTATGTAAAAATATAATCAGAAAGGTGGTGCATAAGATGGCATTATATAACAACCCTTATCAATATAGTTTTGGTGTTCCGGGGCAAATGAATCAGTTTCAGCAACAGCCTGTCCAGATGCCAGCTCAACCAGTACAACAACCCCAGCAGAATAACAATGGCATTCTGTGGGTATCCGGCGAAGTAGGCGCAAAATCCTATCTGGTAGCACCCGGGACAAGTGTTTTACTAATGGATTCAGAATCAGAGAAATTCTTTATAAAATCCACAGATGTTTCCGGTATGCCACAGCCATTACGGACGTTTGAATATCACGAGGTAGGCACTCAGATGCCGCCTAAACAGCCTGTTCAGAGTATGGACAGTAAATACGTCACCAGAAAGGAATACGACGATTTAAAAGCCAAATTCGACGCTATAGCAAGTAGATTAAATTCTTTTTCTGAACCTGTTAGGGCTAATACCGCACAGGAATCAGCAGTCAAGGGAGGAAACGCAGATGAGTAATCCACTATTTAACGCGCTTGGTGGCGGGATGCCACAGGGAAACGGACCAATGCAGATGATACAGCAGTTTATGCAGTTTAAGCAGAATTTTAAGGGAGACCCGAAAGTGGAAGTTGAGAAGATGTTACAGTCTGGAAAGATTTCTCAGCAACAGCTTAACCAGGTTCAGCAGATGGCAGGGCAGTTTCAGAATCTGCTGAATAACATGAAATAGTACATTACAATCTGGCCAGATTGATGTAAATACACAAAAAGGAGATTATAACTATGGATGGAAATTATAGCTTAGCAGATATTGCCGCTGCTACTGGAAACAGTGGAAATAATGACGGCATGTTTGGTGGAGATGGCGCATGGTGGCTTATCGTGCTTTTCTTGTTCGTATTCTGTGGATGGGGAAACAACGGCTGGGGCAATAATGGCAACGGCGGCGGATATACAGCCACAGCAGCTACTCAGGCAGATATTCAGAGAGGATTTGATAATTCCGCTGTGATTAGCAAACTTGACGGAATCAACAATGGTCTCTGTGATGGCTTCTATGCCATGAATAATGGTATGCTTACCGGATTTAACGGAATCAACACCAACATCATGCAGACTGGCTTCGGTATCCAGCAGGCTATTAACGCTGACACTGTAGCAAATATGCAGAATACCAATGCACTCCAGGCACAGCTTGCAAACTGCTGCTGTGAAACCAGAGAAGCAATCCAGGGCATAAACTATAACATGGCACAGAATACCTGTGCATTGCAGAACACCATGAACAGTAACACAAGAGACATTATCGACAGCCAGAACGCCGGAACAAGGGCAATCCTTGATTACCTGTGCAACGAGAAGATATCCAATCTCCAGGCTGAAAACAATGACCTCAGACGTGCTGCATCTCAGGATCGCCAGAGCGCACTTCTTACAACTGCAATGGCATCTCAGACACAGCAGCTTATTAATGCGATTAATCCGGCACCGATTCCGGCTTACCAGGTACCGAACCCGAACACATATTACGGATGCGGATGTAACACCGGATGCAATTGCTGATAACTTCATACCGAGAGTATCTTTCGATTAAATTCGGATGTCGGCTTATGCCGTATTACACATAGGGGCAGGCCAAAAACCTGCCCTTTTGTGATATGAAAGGAGTATTTTTATGGCAGAATTTACAAATGTAGCTGCTCAGACTGTAGCAGTAAATGGAAACGTAGTATTTTCAAACACAGCAGTTAAAGGTTCTAACTGTATTCAGCACAGAGAGGGAAGCGGAATTATTACGCTGAGAGGACTGACTAATCAGTGCAAAGCGAGATTCTTCGTTGATTTTTCTGGCAATATCGCAATTCCAACAGGCGGTACTGTCGGAGCTATTTCTCTGGCTATTGCAATTTCTGGTGAGCCGGTTCTTTCTTCTCAGATGATTTCTACACCGGCGGCAGTAGATCAATACAACAATGTGTCCGCAGGTATCTATATTGATGTACCACGCGGATGTTGCGTTAATATCGCAGTAGAGAACACAAGCGATCAGGCTATTTCTGTTGCGAACGCAAATATTGTCGTGACTAGAGAAGCGTAGGAGGTGCAGTTATGAGAGATATTAAAGACTTATGCGCAAGAATCGAAGATGAACTTTCCAAAATTGCTGATAGTGGGCTGACCACTGGAAACCTGGAAATGACATACAAGCTGATTGATATGTACAAAGATATAAAGAACACGCAGTACTGGGATAAGAAAGCAGAGTATTACAACGCCGTCCTTGATGAAATGCGTAGCGGATACAATGACGATTACAGCGAGCGCGGAAGAAAACGTGGCGGCATGGGGAGATACAGCCGCAGCGATGGAAGAATGATGTACCCGGATTATGATCGTGGAAGCTCTTACGGCGATGAAAGTCGCAACTACGGAACCGGAAGAGAAAATTACAGCCGATCTGATGGGCGAGATACTTACAGTGACTATATGACACAGAAACAGAATTATCGTTCTGGCAAGTCTGAAGACTGTAAAAGGAAGATGCTCGCCGCATTGGAAGAACACCTTGACGAGCTTACTACAGAAATGAGCGATATGTCCAAGGACGCAGAATGCCGGGAAGAACGTGATCTTGTTAAGAGATACGTTGAGAAATTAAGAAATATGCTTTGATTTGATTAAATGTGGGGACAACTTTTTTTAAAGAATGTGATACTATAATCTTGCAAGGCATGGTGAACCTTGTAGGGCTTGCTGATTAGAAGTTTTTGCTTTCTTTTTCGTTTCATGTCCTCCTTTCTTTTCTTTGTGAATATGTCCTTAATAGAAACAGATTTGAGCGGAATCTGGAGGTTGAAAAGCGGATGCAATTTCCGACATATTCATTAGTCGGCTTGACTGACTGGTAACACCTCCTTATAAATGAATCAACATTTCCGTGAAAGTCGGATAGTGGCAGGCATAACACGATAAATACCTTGCTAACCCGGGAATCCGGGTTATGGGAAAGCGGTAACGATTGGCGGTGTTACGGCGGACTGTAAATCCGTCCCCTCGTGGTAAACATTATAGGTTCAATTCCTATCTTTCCCATGATTCAACATGTTGAAAAGGTTAACGCTTATCCTGTTAACTGCTGGGCAGTTCGAAAAGCGCAGTGAAATATAGCGCAGTTGGTAGAGCAACATCCGCATAGGGTGCGTGTCGGCGGTTCAATTCCGCCTATTTCATTACCTTGCCAGTGGTCTAACTGGCTTAATCCATTTACCTGCGGCGGCAGGTCAATAAACACGACCAGGAGGATATATATGCAGAAACTTATTGACACATTAAAATCATTTGGAATTGAGATCCCGGAGGACAAACAGGCAGATGTGAAAAAAGCACTCTCTGATCATTACAAAAATGCCAAAGAAGTAGCGAAAACCCTGTCAAAAGTCGAGGGAGAACGAGATAACTGGAAAGAACGTGCTGAGACAGCAGAGGAAACCTTAAAAGGGTTTGACGGTATCGACCCGGCGAACATTCAGACAGAGCTTGCCGGATGGAAGAAAAAAGCCGAGGATGCAGAGAAAGAGTTCAACGCAAAAATCTATGACCGCGATTTCTCAGATGCTCTGAAAGCGGCACTCGATGATGTTAAGTTTTCCAGTGAAGCTGCAAAGAAATCTGTTATGGCAGACATCAAAGAAGCAGGCCTTAAGCTGAAAAACGGTAAAATCCTTGGACTGAATGATCTGATTGAGCAGATGAAGCAGTCTGACGCATCTGCTTTTGTAGATGAATCTCAGCAGCAGGCTCAGCAGAATCAGGCAAGATTTACCACTCATGTTGGACAGCAGCAGACACCGGGAAGCATGACGAAGAAAGATATTGAAGCAATCAAAGACCCGTCCGAGAGACAGGCTGCAATTGCCCAGAATATCCAGCTATTCCAGTGATTTTTTTCACCGACTATACGCCAGAGTATAGCCGCTAACCCAATACCTTAACAATTATGGGTAGAAAGGATTTTTTATGGCAGCAAAATCTAATCTTATTATGACAAATGATATCCAGGTAACGGCACGTGAGATTGACTTTGTTACCAGATTCGAAAGAAACTGGGAACACTTACGTGAAATCCTTGGTATCATGCGTCCAATCAAAAAGACACCCGGAGCGGTTCTTAAATCAAAATATGCAGAAGGTACATTACAGGATGGAAATGTTGGTGAGGGTGAAGAAATCCCTTACAGCAAATTCACTGTAAAAGAAAAGCCTTATGCAGAAATGAGTATTGAGAAGTACGCAAAGGCTGTATCTATCGAAGCGATCAAGGATCACGGTTATGAGAACGCCGTTCAGATGACCGATGATGAATTCCTTTTCCAGCTTCAGACCAATGTTACTGAAAGATTTTATGATTATCTAAAAACAGGTACTCTCTCATTCACGGAAACCACTTTCCAGATGGCTCTGGCAATGGCTAAGGGTCGTGTAGAAAACAAATTCAAACAAATGCACAGAAATGTGACTGGCGTTGTTGGATTTGTCAACATTCTGGATGTGTACGAATATATCGGCACAGCTGATATCACTATTCAGAACCAGTTCGGTTTCCAGTATATGAAAGACTTCCTGGGATTCAACACAATCTTCCTGTTATCTGACAGTGAGATTCCGAGAGGAACAGTAATCGCTACACCTGTAGAAAACATCGTTCTTTACTACGTAGATCCGAATGAATCTGACTTTGCGAGAGCTGGTCTGGTATACACCGTTTCCGGCGAAACAAACTTGATCGGATTCCATACACAGGGCAACTACCACACAGCAGTGTCCGAAGCGTTCGCAATCATGGGACTTACTCTCTTTGCGGAGTACATTGACGCTATTGCTGTCGGAACTATCAACGCAACTCAGACGCTTGGAACTCTGACTGTAAACTCTGCGGCAGGAAGTAAGAGTGGAGATACAAAAGTGACTGTCACTCCGACAAAAGCAAGCGCAGGAAATGCATATAAGTACAAAGTTGCATCTTCCGAGACTACTGTAGATTATGGCCAGAATGTGAAGAACTGGACTGCGTGGGATGGAGAAGCTGACATTACCGCAGCAACAGGGCAGGTAATCACAGTGGTTGAATGCGACAGCACATATAAGGCATTGAGCGCCGGACACGCGACTGTAACAGCAAAATGATGATCAAGTAGGAGGTAACTGGCATGGCTTATGCAGATTATAAATTCTATACAGAATCATTCGGCAATGTCGTGCCAGAAACCGACTTTCCACGACTGGCGGAAAGAGCCAGTGATTTTGTGGATTTAATGACATTTGACAGACTGGTGGACGGACTGCCAACAAACGAACGCGCACAGAAGCGTATCAAAAAGACGGTCTGTTCACTGGCTGAATTAATGTATCAGATTGAGCTTGCTGAAAAGAACGCTACCAATGCCGCTGTAAGTGGTACGTCAACCACAATTGGGTCCGGTGGTAGCACGACAGGCATTGTAACATCTGTATCATCCGGCAGCGAATCCATCTCTTACGCAACACCTCAGCAGATTGGAGCAAGTGCAAAGGAATGGAGCGCGGTGTATGCCGCCGTCGGAGATGTACAGAAAACGAACGACTTACTCTTAAAGACAGCGTTGCCACTTCTGATGGGAGTGAGGACGGATGATGGGATACCAGTTCTTTATGCGGGGATGTAAACGAAATGAATACAGTAATGTGCTTTTTAACTGGCGGACACAGATTTAAAAGTCCTGCTGAATCAAAATGTAATGACAAAGAAAAGACTTGTACCATTACGGAAACTTGCTGTAAATGTGGAAAACAGTTTTCATTTACAGGTACATACAAACAGTTTGGTATTCCAGATGTGACAAGAAGTGGGAAAAATTCGTAGTTAAGTAGGAGGTATCTGAATAATGGAATTAAAACAGACAGTTGAAATGATGAACAGTGCAGATTACAAGGAACGCTTTAAGGCAGAGTATATGCAGGTGGTTATTCGATATAAGAAACTTGCGAATATGCTTGGAAAGTGGGACAAAGGGGAACTCCCATTTACTCCTACTTGTCCGAGAAGCACTTACAATATGCAGGTAAGAGCAATGACGGATTATATTGCTGTTCTGGAAGCAAGGGCAGTTATGGAAAAAGTTGATTTGGAGGTATCAGAGTAATGGAAGCATTATTTACAAATGTAACTCTGATTCTAGCAGTAATCAGTGTTTTGGCATTTTGCGTGTCTGTGATTACACAGGTGATTAAAAATGTTGGGTTCCTGTCGAAAATTCCGACAGATGCCTTGGTGCTTGTACTGTCTATCGGAATTACTGTAGCCGCTTTTGTAGCGTATATGCAGTATATCCACATGACAATCTTGTGGTATATGATTTTAGCAGCTATCATGGCTGGGTTTATTGTGGCGTTTATTTCCATGTTCGGATGGGAGAAAATTACGGAATTGTGGAAACGAACGTCCAAGGTTGACGTGGATAAGCTGAAAAATAAATGATTAAGGAGAGGGTATCATGTACGAAAAAACGGTGACGATTTTCAACTATTACGAAAGTGCCACGACAAGAGATGCGTACTGGTATCCTCATGTTTTATCCGGCGTTGACCTCATTACGGACAAGGGAGCAATCCTCAAAAAGTATGGTGCAGAAGCAACTGACAATGCACAGCTGCACATCCGATATACCGTCCAGAACGACGATATAACCATTACTGATAAAGACGGCAAGATTCTTCCATGGGTGCAACCTAAAGAATGGAAACAGCAGATTAACAACGCTCTGGAAGATACTATCACATTCTCGGACGAATCGTTCTTCTGGGAGGGTGAGTGGACTGGCGGAACGATAACTGATGGTGATTATCGGAACGGATTCTATCACTACATGAACCAGAACAAGGACAACGTGTTCAAGATTACCAGTGTAGGCGGTCCGTATACACTGATACCACATTTTGAAATTTTAGCAAAGTGAGGATGATAGATATGGATGTTTTTACCAGATGCGGAATATTGAAAATAAAAGATGAGAAAATACTTGAGCCAAAAGCGATTATTGAAATATGTGATTCATTTAATGTATCGGTAACAAAATATCCGAACTTATTTCACCGTTTTTTCATATTGCTCCTTTTAGGGTGGAAAGTTAGGAAGGTGAACAGCTGATGGCAGACAAGCCTATCGGAAAGGATGCAGAGGGTTATGAGATTCTGACAGAAGCTATGAAAGCTCTTCTGAATCAGTATCCTGGACTGTATGACGGCAAAACAATCAAATATGAGGAACTTGGAACTGATAGCGGTATCTCATTCTTTGCGGATACAGGAGCATTAATCTATTCAGAAAAAGAGGATGTATGCGGAACGATGCACCAGGTGTGCCAGTATCCATTTATCGTGGTATATCGCATAGCTTCCGAAAAGGAGCGCCAGAAGCTATCTGTTCAGAAGTTTCTGGACAACCTTGGCAAGTGGATTTGCCGGGAACCAGTCACAGTAGATGGCACTGAGACGCGCTTATCCGCTTTTCCAGAGCTTTCCAGAGGGCGAGTGATAAAACGCATCATTCGCGATAATTCCTACGGCACAGAGCCGCAGGAGAACGGCGTACAGGACTGGTTGCTTCCAATCACAGTAAAATACGAATATGACTGGGAAAAATGGTGATTACACCACTTAAATATAACAACTAACCGGCTATCAATCGGAGATAGTCGCTAACCTACACAGCCTTTAGAGTTATAGGCAGAAAGGACATTTATATGGCAGTTACAGGCAAGATTGACCGTAAATATATGGCTCATTATATTGACGCAGGTTCTCTTTGTGGAGGGCTGACGCCAAAATATGAGCGTCTTGGAAAAGATCTGGAAGAGTATAACGTAGAACTCAATCCGGATACTGAAACATCTAAAAACATTCTTGGAGAATCCACATTCAAGCATAACGGCTACGAAGTTTCTTCCGACGCTGATCCATTCTATGCAGACACTACTTCTGATCTGTTTGCAGCATTGCAGAAGATTGTAGACGGACGTCTCAAAGACGATAACCTCAAAACAAAAGCAGTTGAGGTCCACCTTTGGACAGAAGCCACGGCAGGCAAGTATGAAGCATACCAGCAGGACTGCTACGTTGTACCGACTTCCTATGGCGGTGATACATCCGGCTATCAGATTCCGTTTACTGTGAACTACGTTGGTGAGCGTGTAAAAGGAAAATTTGATATCAGTTCCGGTACATTCACAGCCGACAGCGAATAAGCACATACGCAAGGAGGATATGCTAAATGGCAAAAGTAATTAATACCAAAATTGATGATGGAATTCTCATTTTCACATTCACAAATAACAAAGATGAAGTTTTTTCTTCTTTCAAACTGAATCCGACTGATATCAATGTAGCAGCACGTGTAGAGGAGCTGACAGAATATTTTGAACAATTCAAAGATTCTATTCAGAAAGTTACTTCCGGAAAAGAAATGGCAGAGTTAAATAAACAGCTCGAAGATAAGATCAACTATCTGCTTGGCTACGAAGCATCAAAAGACCTGTTTAAAGAGCCAATTACAGCAACTACCGTATTTGGAAACGGACAGGTATTTGCCTATATCGTTCTGGATAAAATCGCAGATGCAATCGCACCGGAAATTGAAAAAAGAAAAAAGAAAATGCAAGCAGCAGTCAATAAGTATACGGAGAAATATACAAAATGACCGCCTATGAGCTTCCCACCTCACTAAACATAAGTGGGGTGGATTTTTCTATCAGAACGGATTTTCGAGCAATCATTGATATTCTCATTGCACAGAATGATCCAGAGTTAGACGAACAGGCAAAAGCAGTTGTTATGTTGCAGATTCTGTTCAAGGATTGGCAAGGCATACCCCCAGAACATCTTGCAGAAGCTTGTCAGAAAGCTTGCGAATTTATTGACTGCGGTCAAGTTGATAATAGTCCGAATAAACCCAAACCCCGCTTAATGGACTGGAAACAGGACGGAGACATGATTGTTCCGGCTGTAAACAAGGTTGCCGGTAAAGAAATCAGAGCAGTGCCTTATATGCACTGGTGGACGTTTTTCGGGTACTTTATGGAATCTGGTGAATGCCTTTTTAATACAGTGGTTGGAATTCGTTCAAAAAAGGCAAAGGGCGAAAAACTCGATAAATGGGAAAAGAAATTCTATCAAGAAAACAAGAACATTATTGATATAAAAACACGTCTCAGCGATGAGGAGCAAGCTTATAAAGATAAGCTGAATGAGATGTTGAACCTCAAATAGTTAGGAGGTGGACACATGGCTGCTGATGGCTCAATTATTATTGATACCAAGCTTGATACATCTGGAATTGATAATGGAGTATCAAGGATTAAACAGTCATTTAACAGCCTTGGTAGTGCTGTAAAAAAAATCGGTCTACTGATTGGTGGGGCTTTTGCAGTTGGTAAGTTAGTACAGTTTGGAAAAGAGTGCGTTGCCCTTGGTTCCGACCTCGCAGAAGTTCAGAATGTGGTCGATGTTACATTTACCACCATGTCGGATAAGGTCAATGAATTTGCAAAGAATGCAATGGTCTCAGCCGGACTGTCAGAGACAATGGCAAAAAGGTATGTTGGTACGTTCGGAGCAATGTCTAAGTCATTCGGATTCTCAGAGGCACAGGCTTACGACATGTCAACGGCTCTAACACAGCTGACTGGAGATGTAGCATCATTCTATAACATCAGTCAGGACTTGGCTTATATCAAGCTGAAATCAGTGTTTACGGGTGAAACAGAAACGCTCAAAGATCTTGGCGTGGTAATGACCCAGTCGGCACTTGACCAGTATGCATTAGCTAATGGATACGGAAAAACTACGTCTGCTATGACCGAACAGGAGAAAGTTGCTCTCCGTTTGGCTTTTGTACAGAAACAGCTTTCCGCGGCATCTGGTGACTTTATTCGTACTTCTGACAGCTGGGCGAATCAGGTGCGAGTGATGCAGCTACAGTTGCAGTCTCTCAAGGCAACAGTCGGACAGGGACTGATTAATATTTTCACACCTGTTCTGAAAGTAATTAATATCTTGCTTGGCAAATTGGCAACTCTGGCGAATGCCTTCAAGTCATTTACGGAGCTTATTACTGGCAAGAAATCATCAGGTCAGACAAGCGGAAGCGGAGCAGGGCTTGCCGGAACAGGAGTGATTGCAGATACAGCAGATCAGTATGGACAGGCAGCGGATAATGCAGAAAAACTGGCAGATGCCACAAATGACAATGCTAAGGCTACGAAAAAGGCAAATAAAGAAACAAAAAATTATCTTTCTTCATTAGACGAAATACACAAAGCTGCTTCTACAGATAGTAGCTCTTCCATACCATCTTCATCTGGTGGGAGTGGTGGAGCGTCTGGAGGATTATCTGGTGCAGTAAGCAATGTGGATTACGGAAAACTTGCAGAAGGCGAAACAGCTATTAAAAAAATGTCCAAGCCGCTTGATGTCATAATAAAGAAGTTTAAAAAATTAGCCAAATTGCTATCAAAAGGATTCTGGGATGGACTAGGCGATTACAAACCGATTTTTGATGATATTAAGGAAAATATTAACTCTATTGGGAAATCCTTGCAGAATATATTTACTGATCCAGAAGTAATTGGAGCGGCAAGTGATTTTTTAGATACATTTGCCTATTCCATTGGAAGAGTATCTGGATCTTTTTCGAGGATTGGAATAACAATTGCTCAAAATCTTATTGGAGGAATAGAAAAATTTCTAAAGCAAAACACCAGTAGAATAAAAACATATTTAATTGATATGTTTGATATTGGATCTGAGGTTGCTCAAATTGAAGGAAATTTTTCATCCGCTCTAGCAGAGGTATTTTCTGCATTTGGTGGAGAAATTGCGCAGCAGATAACAGCCAATATCATAGGGATATTCTCAAATATCTCAATGACTGCTATGGGATTATGTGCAAGACTTGGAAGAGATATGCTGAATATGATCGCACAGCCGTTCATTGATAATAAGGATATATTAAAAAGCGCAGTCGAAGGAACACTTGGGGTTATCGAAACAATAAGCGATGGATTATCGACAGTTATTCAAAATCTTTCTGATTTGGTGACCGCATTATACGATGAGCACTTAAAACCTTTTTTCGATTCAATAGCTAATGGACTTTCAACCATTTTTGGAACTTTAATAGATGGATATAACACATATATTCTACCGGTTCTGCAAGGTTTGGCTTCTAAAATAAAAGAGCTTATGGATGGGGAATTGGGAGAAATGTTTGTAAAGGTCCAAACGTTTCTTGGCAAATTAATAGATATCTTAAAAGAGCTTTGGGAAAATATTTTAGTCCCAATAATTAGCTGGATTATATCGAATGCAATTCCAGTAATAGCAGACGTGGCAAATGTAATTGGTAGCACTGTTATAGAAGCAGTAAAATCCGTTATTAAAATTATTGGAGATGTATTAGATGTTCTGAGCGGAGTTATTGATTTTCTGAAAGGAGTTTTTACAGGAGATTGGGAACTGGCATGGAACGGAATCAAAGAAATTGCAAGAGGTGTATGGAACCTTATAAAAGATATTATATCTGGAGCCTGGGAAGCTATTAAGGGAATAGTGGAAACCGCATTAACAATAATAAAAAGTATCATTTCTCTTTCTTGGAACGCAATAAAAACAGTTACTGTTACAATATGGAATGCTATAAAAACATGGCTGTCTAATACGTGGGAAGCAATAAAAACTACAGTCTCAACAGTATTTGATGGAATAAAGTCTAAAATTACAAGAATTTGGGATTCTGTATCAGAAAAAACGTCATCTATATGGGAAAATATAACAACATTTGTTGACGGAAAAGTAAATGCTATTCATGATGCAATCGTTGATAAATTTACAAGTGCCAGAGATACAGTTGTAAGAGTTTTTGAAGGTATACGCGATACTATCAAAGATATATTAAACAAAGTCATCGGAATTGCAAACAGCGCTATTGGAACTGTAAACAGTGCAATCGGCGGCATTGAATCAGCATTTACATTTGGACCGTGGAAGGTTCCAACTCCGTTTGGCTCAAGGACAATTGGATTTACGGCTAATTTCCCAAGAGTTCCTACAATTCCATATCTTGCAAAAGGTGCCGTTATTCCGCCGAGATCAGAGTTTCTGGCAGTGCTTGGAGATCAGAAGAACGGTCGCAACCTGGAAGCCCCAGAAGGCGTTATCCGAGAAATTATTGATGATGCATTTGCAAGACATCAGCAGGGCGGCAGTGGAAACGTTCGATTTACGGCACAAATTAATCGCAGAACGATATTTGATGAGATGATTGACGAAGCAAAGTTAAGGCGTGATGCAAGCGGCACAAATCCGCTTGAATTGGCATAGGGGGGGGTGAGAATGTGGCATTTTCAATAAGTAAATCAATAACTGATAGATATAAAATAAATGGGCTTCTCATCCCTCAGCCAGATGAGGACATGCAGTGTAATTTTGAAACCACCTATTCGGAAGGAAGCAACCGAACTCAAAAAGGGGTTGCATTAATAACTCCACTTTTTACAGTAATCCAATACAGTTATAAGGCAACTAATGTGCCGGTTGACGAGAAATCAACTAATCTGGTAAATGCAATCATAAAAGGAAAACCATTTATTTTGCATCATTGGATGGCACATAAAAACGAATGGCAATCAGAAAAATTTTATGTTGGAAAAATGCAATACAATATAAAACGTGTTGGAGAGTATTACTCGGAAATATCGTTTAACATGCAGGGGGTGAATCCGCTTGATTAATGCATCAAATACTTTCAAAGAAAAATTGCAGGATGGTGAGCAAGTAATTGAAATCGTGGAGATCACCTTTGCCGACGGAACGACAAAGACACTTGAAAACGAGATTATGATCGGAAACAATGACTTTTCCGATTGTGCGGAGAGTAGCAGTTTTCCAGTCGGCGCTACAGTATGCAAAACAATGAAGCTTGAATTGGACAATACAGAGGATCAGTGGAAAGATTATAATTTCTATCAAGCTAAAGTGCATGCATATTTGAAGCTCCAGACTTCCGTAGCGGAACCAGCCAGTGAATCAATTTGGATGAATGATTTTTATGAGCCGATTTTAGACACTGACGGAAACAGCATAGTCCTGTCCAGAGCCGCGTCGGAAGACCGATATGAGACGATTGATAAGGGCGTCTATACAATTACCACGCCAGAGCAATATGGCGAAATATTGAGCTTTACAGCGTTAGATGATATGTATAAGACAAACTCTAAATATTATAGCGCTCTGACACTTCCACAGCCGATTATGGCGCTGGTAAGAGACGCTTGCGAGAGTTTGAATATCCCTATGGGGTTTTCCTCTATGGCACATGGAAATGTAATTGTCACAGCGCTCCCAGATAATATGACATTCCGCCAATTGATCGGTTGGGCGGCAATGTTGGAGACAGCAAACGCCAGGATTGACAATAGAGGGTATTTGCAATTTATTAAGTGGAATTTTGGAGCTGTCGAAAACGGCTCCTTGGTTCCAATTAAATTAGAGGATTACGTGAATAGCCCAACTCTTTCCAGTGATGATATTGTAATTACTGGTATCAGAGTAAAAAACAAAGAATCGGAATCCCTGTTTGGAACTGCTGGATATGTGTTGGAGTTAGAAAACAATCTTCTGTCTGACAGTGACCTCGGAACTGTAGCAGCATGGATTGGCGGTAATCTGGTCGGGGCCAGATTCCGAAATCTGCAAGGGGATCTGATTTATAATCCTCTGTTAGAGTTTGGCGACATGGCATACAGTTTTGACCGAAACGGCAATAAATATCTCACACCTATTACCAATGTATCATCTTCGTTAAATGGCATTACCACTGTAAAAACGCAGGCAGATGATCCCATCCGAAATAGCAGCACATATATGTCGGAAGCTACAAAAGCACTGGTAGAAGCTAGACAACTTGTTAAGGATGAACGCACAGAGCGCGAAAAAGCCGTTGAAAGGCTAGCAAATACGCTTAAGGAGTCTGGCGGGCTTTATATGACAGAAGATCCACAGGACGACGGTAGTGTAATCTATTATATGCACAATAAGCAGACTCTGGAAGAATCAGATATTGTATGGAAACTCACGGCGGAAGCCATTGGAATTTCTACAGATGGTGGAAAAACCTATCCTTATGGATTTACTGTTACAGGAGAAATGATTACAAGACTGCTATACGCCGAGGGAATCAATGCAAGCTACATCAATGCCGGCGCGCTGATCGTGCGTGACACAAACGGAAAGATTATCTTTTCAGCCGATATTGATAATAACCAGATTGTAATTGACGGCGCATCCGTGCGAATCGGTGCATCACCTTTGGACGGACTGTTAAACAGTATGCAAGGTCAGATTGACGGAAATATCAATACCTGGACCGGGACTCCTGCACCTACACTTAGCAATTACCCGGCAAACGAGTGGCTAACTGATACAGAAATGAGTAAGCATGTAGGTGATCTGTATTATGATGGAGACAGCCATGCTTACAGATTCCGCAATGATGGAAAAGGGTATTACTGGGAAAGATTAAAAGACACGGACGTAACAAAAGCATTACAGGATTCCGAGGATGCTTTAGCGGCAGCTAAATCCGCGCAGGAAGCAGCTGCTCTTGCAAAGAATATGACATTGCAGTTGAGCAACGAATACCAGGGCATTTCTGTTGATTCTGATGGAAATTACGGAACATTTCCCGGCAATGTGAGTACGCAGGCAGTCGTGATGTACGGAACACAGGATATTACATCTGATTGTAATTTTACAATTATCAAATCAGATAGCGTAACAGGATCCTGGAATAATGTGACCAAGACATACACAGTAACAGCATTATCCACTGACGATGGATGGGTAGACATCAAAGCAACATATATCAGTGTTTTATCAGTAGTTAAAAGATTTTCTCTGGCTAAAATTTATGCTGGGAAAAATGGTACAAATGGTGTTGACGGTCTCCAGGGACCAAAAGGAGACCAAGGCATACCGGGACCACAAGGAGAACAAGGTATTCAAGGCCCACAAGGACCGAGAGGAGAACAAGGAATTCCTGGAACTCCCGGGGCGGATGGTAAAACGCCGTATTTGCATATTAAATATGCTCCGGTAGAAAATCCAACATCTGGACAGATGACAGAGACACCAGATATTTATATTGGTACTTACACAGATTATTTACAGGATAACAGCACGGATCCAGCTGCCTATACCTGGGCGAAATTTCGCGGGGATGATGGACAGCCCGGAAAGAATGGATATACCTGGATTAAATACGCTTCTATGCCAAACGGCGAAGATATGTCAGATAACCCAGATACTGTTCCATGGATTGATACAGATGGGAATACAATATGTGATACTGTAGGAAATCCAATCTATCTGGAGCCAGAATATGTTGCGTATATCGGAATTGCAAATAATAAGGAAACGCCAACGGAAAGTGATGATCCGGCTGATTATACATGGACCCGATACAAAGGCGCTGATGGCGAAAACGGTTCTGATGGCAAGGATGGAGCAGACGGAAAAGATGGAAAAACAAGTTATACACACATTGCCTATGCGAATTCTGCGGATGGAAAAACAGATTTCTCTGTGTCGGACAGTAATCGTGAGTATATCGGTATGTATGCGGATTTTACCGAGCAAGATAGTACTAATCCAGATGATTACGCGTGGACACTTGTAAAAGGCGCGAATGGCGCACAAGGCATCCCTGGAAAAGCAGGTGCGGACGGAAAGACGCCATATTTCCACATAGCTTATGCGAATAGTGCTGACGGAAAAACTGGATTTGATGTAGTTGTCAGTGCCGGAAAGCAGTATATTGGCCAATATACTGATTACGACACGCCGGATGATTCCATTGACCCGACAAAATATAGATGGACAAAGATAAAGGGTGAACAGGGCGATAAGGGAGATAAAGGAGAGCAAGGTGTACCTGGTAGGACATATTTTATCGAGCTTTCATCCAATATCCTAAAGCGAGGTCAGAATGATAAGGTTTTACCAAGTACAATTACGGCAAAAGCTTATTATCGAGATGGTGACAGCGCTGCAAGAACAGCATATTCCGGTAGATGGTATGTGCAGACTTCCACGGATGGCTCTACATTTACAAACGCATTGGCTTCAACTGTAAATGAGTCGAGTAAAAGTTATACTGTAAGCTCACTGGATAGAAGCGTTGTGTCTGTTAGATTTATCCTGTATGCTGCTGGTGGAACTACAAATCAGCTGGATATGCAGTCTGTCCCTGTGGTGATAGATGTGGACGCGCTTACCCACGAAGAAATATTTAATCTTCTTACAAATAATGGTTTCATAAAAGGAGTTTATAAAGAGGGTAATCAGTTATATTTTTCATTCACCTATGCAAAAGGCGGAACGTTGAAGCTTGGCGGTCCGAATAATGGATATGGCACTTTTGAGGTGTATGACGCGAATGGAAATATAATAACTCAAATAGACAACTCAGTTGGATTTAAAAACTTCAAGGGAAAAGAGTGGTTCCAGATAAATGAGTCTGTAGCTACAGCTGGTTACGATTCTTCTCTTGTTCATGGACTTCTTGATTTATCTGCGCAATACGCTGATGGGTATTGGACAGTTCTGGAGAGTAAACAAGCAGGTCTTCTCTTAAAAACCGTTTCCAGGATGAAAGTGGAGACGACTGGCAGTGCCTCTTTGACTCTCAATGTTCCGGAAATGCCTAAGCTTATAACCGGTAGTAACTTGGGGAAAAATAATAATGGAGATGTCGGAACAATTGCGTCATCCTCTATGCATTATAAAGTACTCGGGAAAACCGTAAAAGAAGACGAACTGGAAGACCTCTATAAAATCAAGGTAATCTGGGCGAAGTACAAAGACGGATATCTTATGGAGCAAGACGAACGGTGCGGTAAAGAAATGCCAATGTTCATCGCGGAGGATATTGACCGAAGATTTCCAATCGCTGTCGATCATAACGAAAAAGGACGTGCTGAGAACTGGAACTACCGTATTATGATTCCCTGTATGTTCGCAATGCTGAAAAATGAGCATGAAAAAGTTAAAAATCTACAATCCGAGCTTGATTCCGTGAGAGCGGAATTGAATGAATTAAAGCAACTTATCAAACAACATATTTCAATGGAGGTATAAGATTATGGCTAATAATACTTGGAAAAATTACACGCAGAAAAGTACAGCTTTATCGGATAATGATGAAGTTATGCTGTTGGATTCCGCTGACGGAAAGAACAAACGCGGACTGATGAGCAAATTTTGGGATTATGTCGTTGATAAAATGTCAACGGCTGTTATCAGTAAATTGGAAACTGAAAACAAGACCGTTATTGGGGCACTTAACTATTTATATGGCAAGAGCATTTTCAATGGTGTAAAACAACCAGGTACTTATTCATTTCCGATAAAGCAAAACTCATGCATGCTAGTTGTATTGCAAACGTCTTCTTCCAATAATGCTCCTGTATACGTCGTATCGAGATATTATACAGATATTTGTATTCAATTACTTACTGGAGAAAGAGAAGATTCAAAAGCAAGTGTTAAAAATGAACAGCTGGTTATTACTCTTGGATATTCTTCTTGTGTTATCATATATTCGTTTTGACTTTTAAACTTTTGTAATTTCATTGTTGTTTATATTCCATCGTTCTGTGTTATTGTTAAAATCAAATAATATTATGACACCGAACGCTCCGTTTACGTAACGATAGCCGAGCATGAGATACTGTATATTTGCAACGAAAGTTCCATAAAAAGCTCCATCTTTTGGAATAGTATTGTTAAGCGCATCCCTTATACAAGCATCAAGACCTCCTAGTTCGTCTGTTTTATAATCTTCGTAATAAATGTGTAGCACTGAAAATCTTTTACTAGAAATTTTATTGCCATATAAATAGTTAGCGAAAAATAAATAAAATCGCAAAACTCTATTCGCAAAAGATAATACATGATATAATCAGTATATCACAACAGCAAAAAGAGAGCTGAGTTCCCGACTACCAATCAAAAAGTTCAGCTCCAAGCACCACAAAGGGTACGACTATATTATAACATAGTACCTTCCCTTTGCGGCAACAACAGCCATGATTCCGTGAAATTTAATCATGGTAGGTATATTGTATAAAAATGTGGGGCTGAAATTCACAATTGCTCGTTGTATCATGTACTTATCAATATGAAAGGAATGATATAATGAGCAAATTACAGGAATTTTTAAACCTTGGTGATTATTACGCATCAAACGGCGGGTACCTTGAAAAGAAAAGTAATGCCTATCTGGATGATTTTAAAAAGAATGCAGGATATAACAATTACACTAAATTTGCAAGAGATGTGAATAGATGGGGGCAGCCAGGATGCCAGGGGCAGCCGTGGTGCGCGGAGTACCAGTTTTGGAAACTGGTGAATGTTTTGGGAATTACAAAAGCCTTGCAGATTATGGGCGGCGGATTTTATAACTGTGTGTCTATCACTAATCATGCTAAAGCAAACGGAACTTGGCGCAGCACGCCAAAAGTCGGCGCACTTGTAATCTTCCGCAATGGCTCCCATATTGGAAGTGTGCAGAGTTTAACCAGTTCAAACATTAACACAAATGAGGGAAATACTTCCAGTGCACCGGGAGTTGTAGCCAACGGAGGAGCAGTCCGTAACAAAACTTATGCTATCAATGATCCATCTATTGATGGTTATGTATGGATTGATTGGGAATCCTACGGGGATACCACAACCTGGAAAAAAACAGGAACCAGAGTAGCAATTGTGAATGATCTGTATGTCCGTGAAACACCGAATGGTTACGTTATGGGCTCAATCAATAAAGGAGCTGTTGTTGAAATTGATGGAAAAACAAGTGGAAAGTGGACGCATGTAAAAGTTTCCGGTATCGGCATTGGCTGGATCTGGACTGGATACCTGGCAAAAGAGGTCGGCTCCACATCCGCTACCATTACAGGAAAACAGGACAAGACACAGGTGCTTTTCAAGGGGAATGTAACCGCAACTGTTCTGAATGTTCGTACATGGGCTGGAACTGAGTATCCGAACATCAAAAAATATCCAACTCTTAACCAGGGCAATGAAGTAGAAGTTATGAATTATACCCAGAAAGCCAATGATAATAGCAAGTGGTATTATATCCGTATTGCAGGAAAGTATTATGGCTTTGTATCTGCAAAATATATTAAGAAGCAGTAAAAATTATCCCGGGGTTAATTCCCCCGGGAATTTCTTTTCAAAATTAATGATAACATCAATGCGCCAGTTCGTCAGATCATAGAAGATATCATTAATTATTCTTCTGGATTTTTGGGAAAATGTCAAGCTGAAAACCAATCTCGTTGCCCTTCCCATAAGCATTTTTATTATCTTTTGAGTAGACAACCTTTTCAATTAAACTCTTAAGCATTTTATTCTTCGATTCTGTATCAAGGCTCCAATAGTTATCAAGTAGCTCTTCGCAACGCGGGATAAAATCTGACTGTTGTTTTATAGTGTTCTCGTCATGTTTGATTTCTTCTTTTAATTTTTCTATAGTATCGGAGCATGACTGGATAGATGCGGATATTGTTTTGGCACGTTCAAGGAAAACCTCAGTGGTATAGATACCCTGTTCGAGTAGGTCATATTGTTTTGCTTTTTGAGCATTTAAGCTTTCTAGCTCGTTTTCTTTTTCATGTATGAGATTCTGCTTAGAAGTTATTCCGCAATCAATAGCCTTTGAAGATGTATTAATATCATTGTTTAACTTATATTCTTCCACAATCTCTCTAATTCCATCAATCACAGATTTTTCAACCAGAGACAACTTGCTACTTACTGTGGGGCAAGACGTATATGGGCACATGAGGGTATCTTCCTGTCCGCGCTTTTGATAAGGACGGCGAACCATGGCGCGACCACATTTGCTGCAATAGACAATTCCGGAAAGCGGGTTGCGGATTGAGTTTTTTATACTGATTGGGCGAGGTGGGTTCTTTTTCCGTATTTCCTGGACGGAATTATACAGATCCTCTGATATGATAGCCGAATGTAATCCGTCGCAAATAAGAGTATCTTTTGATCGAGGGCGTGTCTTAATTACTTGACCATTCTGTATAGTCTTCACTGTTTTTCTCCCATTCCATCGTATTTTTCCGATGTATACCGGATTTGTCAGAATTCCCTGTATACTGGCAGGAGTCCAGTCACCGCCCAGTGCAGATTCTATTCCAATTTCATTTAATTTCCGTGCAATCCTTGCAACTCCGATTTGCTCGCAGCCATCACCGGCATACCAGGTGTAGATCATTTTTACAACCTCGGCTTGAGTCGGAACAGGTCGGAGAGTATAGCCTTTTTCTTTTTCAAGTTTTACTATTTCGTATCCGTAAGGTGGTTTGTTACCACAGTATTTCCCTTCTTTTACTGATGAGATCCTTCCGGCGTTCAGTCGGCGCTTGATGGTTTTATACTCTCTGCGGCTCATAAATAGTCCAAACTCAAAATATTCTTCATCAAATTCATTGTTCGGGTCGTATATTTTTGTTGGGGTAATAATCTTCGTGTCGGAATATTGGAATGCTCTGGACACAACGCCTTGGTCGATGGTGTCACCTCTGGCAAGACGTTCCACCTCTACAACCAGAACTCCATCCCACATGCCGGATTCTACTTCGTGAAGGAGTTGCTGCATAACAGGGCGGTCGGCGATAGTTTCTCCAGATACCACTTCGCGGTAAATTGCGCCCACAATGTACTCTTTTTTCTTTGCAAGATCTAACAGGATCCGTTCATGTCTGGCAAGAGTTTCACCCTCTCCGTGTGCTTCAGCTTCCCGATCGGCTCTGGATTTCCTTAGATAGATGCATACTGATTCGTTCATTTTATCATTCTCCTTTTTTTACTTGTACGATAATCCAGGAGATGATATAATTATGGTGTAGGTAAGATTTTCTCCGAGATTATCTTATTTATTAAACCGGTTCCTGTTGGTCGCAGGAGTCGGTTTTTTGTGTAAAAATATAATAACATGCAACAAAACATAAGTAAATATAAAAGCTTTCAACAAAAATTCATCTATCTTTTTTCTGACTGCAATAGTATAATATAATCAAAACAAAGGGAGGAAAGTTAACATGAAAAAGATAAGAAAATGTTTACTATTAATTATGCTTCTGGCTGGAATTAGCGTAGCATCTCCTGTATATGCATCCAGGATCAATGTATCAATGGGAACTACAGAAGAGGGGGATTTTGTAACAAACAATGACATCATGGAGTATAGTGGAAGAGTTGTCGCGAGAAACATGTATATTGGGGATAATGCCACTTATACATTTTACGGTGATTTAACTGTTAAGGGCAATTTGTATATTCTAGGAAGTTTTTATAATTACGGAACAATTAATGTATCTGGTAATGTTTATTGCCGTAACTATTACAATAATAATGTTCTGGAAAAAAGAGCATCACATATGGTTGATGGACAAGTTGTATATTATCCAAGAGGAAATTTTTATAATAAAGGAATTGTGCATTCTAAAAGTGTCGAGGTTGCTGATCTGTACGATGTAAAAGTTCCAGTACCTACTGTAAGCGGATGCACAATCGGACAGCATGAGCCGGGACCAGCTGCAACATGTACCACGCCACAGAAATGTACAGAATGTGGAAAAGTTTTAAAATCAGCACTTGGACATAAACCAGGAGCCAAAGCAACATGTACAAAGCCTCAAAAGTGTACTGTATGTGGAGCTATTCTTGTTAAGATAGGAGATCACACTCCTGGAGCAGGAGCAACTTGTACAGAACCGCAGAAGTGTCTTGAATGTGGACAGGTTTTAGAAAAAGCATTAGGACATAAATGGAGTGATTGGGAAACCGAAAAAGCAGCAACCGTAATGTCCAGATTAGAGATGGCCAGGTATTGTTTACGGTGCGGATCAAGAGAAGTTAAGTACGGAGATACTTTAACGCCAACGGGAGACGTTAATTATAAAAGTGTTATTCTGCAAAAAGGGAAAAATACATCCGCTGTAAAAATTACTGGTATGGCAAAAGGGGATTATTTAAAATCAGTAATTCCCAAAAACGCAAAGCTTGTAAAAATTAGTGATATCAAACAAAATGGGACATTTAAAATAATAGCCTTAAAGAAAGCAGGAAAGACTACCATCACAGCAACGTT